GCTAGCGTAACAATTACGATCCCTCCCGAGAGGAGGTGAGCAGTTATGACCGGTATCCCAGAATTCGATCCATACCTCAAGCTGGTTCACTTCATTGACCCTGACTTGCCGCACAAGCATTCGATATGCGGACGAGGTCACCAGAGCAGCGAGACAGTGTGGATTCAAGACGTATCATGCCCCGACTGTATCAACTACGCGAAGCAGTACGTGGATTATTTCCTCGAACGTGTGGAGGAGGCACTCGTGGTTCTACATGAAATGGAGGACGCCTAGATGGGTTTCCCTCGATGGTTCAAACGCAAGGTAGTTAAGCCCACCCCGAAGCGCGCCGCGTGGCTCGCTCGGCAACCCTGGTTCCACGCCCTCGTGAAAGCGGCGGCAGTCAAGTATGGAGTATCAATCTAATGTCGATCATCGGAACGCACAGTGTAGTCAAGGTCCCGCACGACACCACCGAGAACACGGTTCCCTCCGTGGGCTTCGTTGCTGCCGCGACGGAGACTCTGACGGTGAAGCTGCGGAAGGACTCCGCGACTCGGGCGCTCCCCGTCCTCGTCGGCGTGTTCTACCCACTCGACCTCAAGCTGGTCACGACCACGGGTACGCCCGGTAGTCCGCTACTCATCTTCGGATCTGTGCGAGCAGGTTAATGACCGATAAAGTTCCCGAGGAAGAGACCAAGAGGCGACGTGTCGTGGACGCTGCGGGTGACGCACTGAACGTCATCTACGAGCAGTTGCAAGCGGCCATCGCCCCGTCTCTTTCGAGCACGCGAGACCTGCCCCCAATGACTGCGGGTGACGAGACCATGAAGAGGGATCGTGACATGCAGATCCAGAGCTACGAGCAGATGCGCGCGGGCAAGGGTCAGAGCAGACTGATGGAACGGCGCGACACTGAGCCCGGCGAGACCGTCGGCGACTCACTGGAGCGCGCGACCACGGACATGCTCGAAGAGGGCAGCGACAAGCGCAAGTCCACGAAGAGCCAGGCCGGTAGCTCGGCCCCCGGCTTCATGTCTCCTGCTGACCAAGAGAAGGAAGGCATTCAGGCACGCGCCACAGTTGGTGGACTCACCAAGGGCGACACGCGCAACGAGCAGATCCGACGCATCGCGAACAGGCGTGCGAAGGACATGGCTCGTGGCGGCGCAGCCCCCGGCCTGACCGGTGCTACGGTGGACCAACTACCGAAGCCCACGGACCCGCCGAAGAAAGTGGAGTCCAAGCTGAGCCCCGAAGCTCGCGCGAAGGAAGAGGCCATCCGAGACTACATGAACACGCTCGGTGTCTCACGCGAGGACGCGATAGCTATCTACGAACGAAACAGAGCCCGTAGCGACAGACCTACGGGATAGGAGTACCGATGCCTTTCCTAACACCGATGGCGTCCCGCGACTACTTTATGAAGAGGCACGCGGTGACCACCAATCAGGAAGAGAAGGACCAGATCGAAATGATCGCCGGTCCCGACTTCACCTTCGACATTCTCTCGCACGATGAGATGTCAGCGGTGGCCGATGGCATGGAGGGCGCACGCCCCACCATCGGAGAAGCGGGCGACGAGACGATCGACGAGATGGCCGCAACGAAGGAGCAGGAGAAGGATGACCAGCTCGCCCAAGATAAGCTCGACGCTGAGAGCGGCGAAGCCGAAATGGGCGGTGTGAGGAAGGAAGAGGAAGAGGAGGAGGCCGGTGGCGGTATGTCCGCTGGTGGCCGCAGGGCTGCTCAGCACTTGCAGCAAGGCACAGTCATCGGATCTGAGTTCACGCGCAGGCGCGCGTAATGACTATCAGCGCAGGCGCAGTCGGCATCTCGGTGTCGCTGTTCACCGCGTTCAACAAGGATGGGTTCGGAGGAGGAATGTACGGCGTACTAAACGAAGAGAACCCTAGTGGGTCAGACATCACCATCGCGACGGCGGGCACGTACTACGGCTGGACGACAGCCACGGCAGTCAACCTCAACAACATGACGGCTGACTTCACCGGAGTCGCGGACGGCTTGGTGGTAGACGACGGCGGGAAGGGCGACTACATCGTCCTCGTCGCTGTGTCGTTCTCGGGCACGCCGCAGAAACTCATCGAGGGTCAGGTGTTCATCAACGAGACCCCGTCGCACGCAGGCATCCGGCGCAAGCTCGGTGCAGGTGGCGACGTTGGCGCAGCAGGAGTGATGGACGTGCTCACGCTCGCGAACAACGACAAGGTGAGCATGAGGTTCACTAGCACGACAAACGGAGACATCGTGACGATCGAGAGTTGTCACTTCGTTCTCATAAAACTCAGCAAGTAGGGAGACTGACATGGCATCTGGAAAGCACACCGCGCCGAAAGGCGTAGAGCATTTGAAGGCTGCGCTCGCGGGCAAGACTAGCGTCTACGCGGGCGGTTGGGGTGAGGGTAACATCACCGACGGACACAGCTCGAAGAACATCCCGCTGCTGTTCGCCGCTGGTGACGCACTCATCGCGTACCGTAGGCACAACAAGTCCAAGCTGCACACGATCACGTTGGCGGTGCAGGGCTACCTCGCGACCAGCAAGAAGCATGGTTCGTTCCACGCGGAAGAGTTCAGCACGATCTACACACGGTGGATCTTCATGTCGCTGCTCATCCTCTGGAACATCACTCTCATCGAGGACCTACGACTGTTCATCCGCAGTGTCGTGTCGCTCGCGGTGCTCTCGTCGAGCCCGCAGCCCAAGTTCACGCGGAGCAACTACTCGAAGAACAAACACAAGATGGTGCTAGCAACACCGTACACTCTATTCGGAGGGCCGCGATCATGGGTCCGTGGCAAAGGGGAGGACAACAGGCGTACGGACGAGGACTCTATTGTATGGCACGATGCGGACTCGATGTGCGAGCTGATCGACCACATGGTAGGGACTCACGTCATGGGGAAGTCGGGCAACAACTTCCTGTACGACACGATCATCAGAGTCAAGAAGCTCTGGGGCAACCACTGGAACCCACTGACCGACCTCGAACAGGACACGCTCAGTGACGTCACGCTAGAGGACAACAACATGGCCTCTGTGAAGCGTGTGTTCGAGTTCATCGACGCGTTCCCCGTCGGCCCGGCGCGCGGAGAGATTCACATCTACCGCGACATTCACGGCAACGTGGTCACGCTCTACACCGCGGCCTACAAGTACGGCTCGACGAGCTTCATGCAGTTCAAGGAGTTCGACGTCAACACCGACAAGTTCTACACCGTCGGTGTGGCCGACCCGAAGAAGCGCACCAACGGCGAGATGTCCACCGCGAACATCATCGAGAAGAACGGATACTTGTACGCGAACGTCACAGCCAAGGACGGCACGATCTTCGATATGGATCTGCTCAAGGACGTTAGCCCTGGTACGATCCAGACGCGCCTCGCAGTGAAGGCGGACTGGTTGTATCACGGCACTTTCACCACGCGCTCTGTCGGTCGAGAGTTCATCGACGACGGCGCATCCGTACCAGACGAGCCGGACGAGCCGGACAAACCAGGGGAGCCAGATATGCCAGACGACAAGTCATCGCGCGACCAACTGATCGACCTTCTTCTCGACCACTTCATCAAGTACATCACCGAGAGTGGTCTGCTCGAAGAGATCATGGCGAAACTCATCGCCAAGATGCTGAAGAGGTAAACGTCATGGGAGACACGGCCTTGCAGAAGATGGACATCGAAACGATCAAGGAGATGTTCGCCGACGACGCCAACATCAACGTGATCGCTCGGACGCTCAAGCAGAGTCCGAAGGACATCCGCAAGGCTCTGTCTGACCCCGACGTCGCAGCGGACGCGTTGTACATGAAGCAGAAGCTCTATGCAGTGGAGCTTGTTGGCCTCGCGTTCGACAGACTCGCAACACTAATACGAGACGGTGAGCCGCAGCACTTCCTCCAAGCGACGAGGTTGCTGCACACCCTCACGTCAACTGATTGGCTGCCTCAGCAGAGAGGTAAGCAGAAAGAGGAGGAGAAAGACATCACCGAAATAGCGAGCCTCCTAGGTGAGCTGGATGGCGAACCTGAAGAGTAAACTGAAGGCGCTCTTGCGCCGCTACCGGAAAGATTTTCCGCAGTTCGCCCTCAAACAGCTTTGGATCATCACCAAGGAAGGAACGCTCGACGTGCTGAACCTCAACCGGGCTCAGCTTCGTGTTTGGTCTCTCGTCAAGCAACGACTCGACGAGGGCGTGCCGGTGCGCATCTACATTCTCAAAGCGCGTCAGCTCGGATTCTCCACCCTCATCTCGGCGATCATCTTTTGGTTCGTCTCGCTGCATAAGTTCAAGACGACCCTGATGGTCAGCCACGACCTCCAGTCTGCTGAGCAGATTCTAGGTAAGCTGAAAATCTTCTGGACGAGGATGGCTGAGAGCATCCGCCCCTCCCAGAAGTTGAGCAACAGAAAAGAACTCTACCTGACGAACGCGCAGGGTACGGGTAACGAGAGCCGTGTGATTGTACAGACGGCTGACAACGTTCACCTCGGGGCGTCGATGACAGTTCACGCGGCCCACCTCTCCGAGTTCGCGCGGTACGAGAAAGTGCAACGAGACGTGCGCCTTGCGTTCGCGACCCTCGACCAGACGGTCCCGCACAAGGCTAACACGATGATATTCCTTGAGACGACTGCGTGGGGCTTCGGCTTCGCGAAGGACGTATGGGACGACCCGAAGAACGGTTACGACAAGGTGTTCGTTTCATGGGTAGCAGGTGATGAATACACCTCAGACACTCCCCTCAATATGGGCGAACTGTTCGACGTGCCCGACTCACCGTATGGTGACGAGCTAGAGACGCTGGAGCATGTGCGGCGCGAGCTGCTGTTCTGGTATCCCGACGAAGCCAAGGAGGAGACATGGCTCAACGATCAATGTATGAAGAGGCTGCGCTGGAGGCGAGAGAAAATCCACGGCGGCTTCAACGGGGACTTGGGCCTGTTCAGGCAGGAGTACCCGATCACACCACACGAAGCGTTCTTGACGAGCGGGTCCGCAGTGTTCAACAACCTGAAGTTGTCGGACATCATGCTCGCCCTTCGAGACGAAGAGGCACCGACTCGCTATCGTTGGGAAAACGAGCGACACGGTTTCTTTCCGAGCCCACGATCGGGCTCACTACACGTTTGGAGCGAGCCTTCGAGAGGGCACTCCTACCTTATAGGGGTGGACGTCTCGGAGGGACTGATCGACGGTGACGAATCCGCCGTGCAGGTTCTCGAAACTCCCAGTATGTCACAGGTTGCGAGGTGGTCTGGACTTATTTCGCCTGACGATCTGGCTGACCTTGTGGCTTGGCTCGGTCACCATTACAACACTGCTGCGGTCTGTGTTGAAGTCAATGGACCGGGCTACGCAACGAATCTGCGACTCGCGAAGCAGCTCTACTATCCACTCATGTACCGTCGAGAAGTTTTTGACTCGACCAAGATTGGATTCCAAAAGAAGTGGGGCTTCCAGACGAACAGGCAGACGAAGCAGATTCTAATCGGCACGCTGCGTGAAGCACTCGACAAGGACACCACGCGCCTCCGCGACATCTACACCGCGAAGCAGATGGCGCACTACGTCCTGAACAACGACAAGTACGAAGCCGCAGCGGGCTATCACGACGACACGGTCATAGCATACGCCCTCGCGTTGCAGATGGGCCTACAGTGGGAGCCGAGTTTGCCCCACGTAAAGAAGAGCGTTGCCCCCCAGAACAGTTTCGAGTGGTGGGGCAAGGTCATCGACAGACAAGGAGAACTAGATGAGTTCCGGTGGTCCGGTAATTTTCTCCCCTGAGAAGGGGACAGGCGAGACAGCGTATAAGCTGTGGATTGAGCGCCTCGAAGCCACGAAGAAGTGGCGGAAGAAGCGTAAGAACGGAGACATCGCGTGGGAAAGAGCTAGGCGTATCTTCGCTGGCGATCACTGGATGATGGACGATGCCATTGACCCGACAGCCGAGAACCCACGGCGCAAGATCACCGTGAACATCACGGCCAGCATCATCCAAGACTTCCTTCCGTACCTGCTGCGACGGAATCCAGAGTTCATTCTTGAACCGAAGCGCAGCGACGGCGACGAGATAGTCGAAGAGAGGGCGCGACACACCAGTGCTCTCATCAACCACTACTTCGTGGAACACAAGATGCAGAAGCAGCTCCGAAAGTCCGTCCTCGACGGGCTCATCATCGGACACGGCATTATGAAAACGGGATACAACCTTGAGGTTGACGTCCCGACGGCGGACAAGCCCGACACACAGGGCAGAGTCCAGTACGACGACTACGTGAGGGCTGAGGCACCGGTCATGCGGCGCGTTGACCCTCTGATGTTCTTTTTCGACCCACAGGCACCGGGTCGCGACCTCGAAACGTCCCGTTGGGCGGCTGAAGTGTTCTTCGCCCCGCTACAGGACGTGGTTCACAACAAGGTCTACAGCAAGAAGGTCCGCAGCGGCATCTCTGGCGGCAAGATCAGCTTCACGTCCTTCCAGTCCTACAAGCAGGGCGAGGGAGACGAGGAAGAGGTCAACCCCGTGCAGTGGCAGTCGCTCACAGACGATGAAGCGAAGGCGTTCGAGATGATCGTCCTCGTGGAAGTCTGGGACAAGAAGTTCGACAAGTATTTCATCTTCCCGTGGGGCGTTGCAGAGCCCCTGATGGAAGAGCCCCTGAAATTCCCGTACCTCGACGGACTGCCGTTCGCGAAGTTCGACTTTCAGGAGAATCCAGAAGAGCCGTTCGGCACCGGCCTCGTCCACGCGATCGAGAACCAGCAGTTGGAACTCGACCGTGTGCGGACGAATGAGTACGACCACCGCCGCAAGCATGGCAAGGTCAAGTACGCGGTGCTCAAGAACATGTTGGACGAGGTTGACTTCGCCAAGCTGCTCAGCGGCTCGGACGAGGTTGTACAAACCAAAGCTGCGCCCAACGAGGTCATCCAGGCTTTGTTCGCGCCTCCGCTGCCCGCTGACAACTACAAGGTGCAGGGGAACATCATGGAGGACATTCGCCAGCTCACCGGTCAGGATCAACTCCAGATGGGGGGCGAGCTACCGTCGCGAACCACCGCACGAGAAATCTCGGCACGGCAGAACGTCGCCGGGCTGAAGGCCCAGGAGCGGATCGGGCGCGTCGATGACTTCGTTCACATGATTGGCACGCAGCTCCTCCAGCACTTGCAGGCGAACATCACGACCGACAAGATGGTTCGCATCGTCGGCCCGCAGGGTCACGCCGTATGGCAGAAGCTCAGCGTGGACGACATCAAGGAAGAGTACGACCTAGAGGTCATCTCCTCCTCGAAGGAAGAGCACGACCCGATGGCAGAGCGCGAGCAGCGGATGACGGTGATGAGTGCCATCCTCCAGCAGCTCCCGATTCTCATGCAGATGGGTTGGCAGGTGAACGTACCTGAGCTACTCTTCTTCACGATGGAGGCGTTCGACCAGTCGAGGCAGAAGATGGAGACCTTCATCACGAAGGTTCCACCACAGCCCGATCCCGCGCAGGCGGCGACCACCCCCATACCGGGGAGTGAGGACCCGCAGCAGACGGCGATCCAAACGCAGGCGCAAATCTAAGGCAGGAGGGAGACATGCCAGCATACGAATACTGCAACACCCACGGTAGGGAGTGCTTCGATAGACTGTTCCTGTCGTGGAGGGACGCACCGGACGCGTTCGAGACGACAGACGGTCTGTTCGTCAAGCAGTTTCCGAGCCCCGCTATTCGGTTCAAGGGACCGTTCTCGGGTGCTACTAGCAACAAGTACCACCTCGACGACGGCTCCGAGTACGAGCCTGGTGTTCGCGAGGATCAGTCGCGGAAGAAGCAAGAAAAGGCAGACGAGCGTGAGCAGGCCCGCAAGGACTTTCTCGCAGACCAAGTATCCACGTACGACGTGTAAGGGGAGACAATCATGGCAGACGAACAGGGAACACCCGATGCCGGGCAGACGCTCGACATGGGAGAACTGAGAGAAGCATTTGTGGATGGCGTCGATTCCATCGAGATGGGAGACGACGGCTTCCTAGATATGCAGGTCGCAACCGACGACTACGAAGATGACGGTGGCTACGAGTCCGATCAACCCGTAGAAGATCAACCACAGGTCGTCCAACCCGCCGTCGAGGATGTGCCGTGGGAAAAGCGGTACAACGATCTGCGCCCCGAATACTCCCGCGCTACGCAGGAGGCTTCGGCACTACGGAAACGCGTAGACGAACTTGAGAGAGCAGCGAACGTACAGCCCGCACCAGAGGTGGAGCAGACCACCCACGACGTGCCAGAGGACCTGTACGACATGTTCCAAGATCCGAAGGCGTTCAACCAGTCGGTAGCGAAGGTGGCGAAGGAAGTCATCGACGAGGCCATGAGCCTCTACGTACCGGCAGACATGGTAGCCCAGTGGCGCGTCAATAACGAGATTCAGCAGGCCATGTTGAGTCACGCTGACTTCGCCGACATGCTACCACACATCGAAACTGTGTATAAACGTTTCCCTGATGCCGACCTTTCTATCGAGCAAGCCTACGAGTTGGCTTCGTTCGCGCTGGAAAGCGTAAAGGGTCAGAGACCAGGATCGCAAGAGCAGCCCACGCCCGCCGACCCGGTGACACCCGTGACACCTGCCCCCGTGACTCCTACCCTCTCGCGCGAAGAACTCATCGCCAAGTCCCTTCAGCTCCAAACGGCTGAGGGTAACACTAACGACGACGGATTCGACGTGCCAGAAGTTATCGAGACCCCGCGTGACGCTATTATGGCGGCACTACGGGACATGGAGGATTAACCAAAAGGAGAAACTTTATGGGTTTCAACGGAAGTAAGCTCCTGGGTGTCAGAGTCACAGACGTGCAGACCTCAACCGAGATCACTCGGGATGGTTTGGCGCATGTGCTCGGTGCGCGCGTTACCGATAACCTCGGCAACGAGTACACGTACATCCAGGCGGACGGCGCTATCGGTCAGTACGACGGCGTTGTCTACGAAGTCGATTTTGACGTCGCCGACATCGACGCGGACGAGATGTACTGGGGCATTGCCCAAGTAGCTATCGCCGACGACGGTGCGGGCTTCGTTCTCACTCGGGGCGCTGGCTCAGCCAACGTCATCGACGCCACCGCCGCAGGTTCCCTGCTGGCCCGCGTTGCGGGTACAGGAGGCGACCTCGCTATCCTTCACGCCACTGGCGCAGCCGTAGGAGATGGTGACGCATTCGCTATCTCTACCTCGACTGTCGGCACTGGCATCGCCACCGTCCTCATCTACTAAAGGAGGCTGATACATGGCTACAGGCAACAGTTCATTCACCACGTTTTTGACCTCCACGCTCCAAAAGTACCGGCGCACACTGCAAGAGAATCTGATGGGACAGCAAGCTCTGTTCTGGCAGCTCAAGCAGCGCGGCTTCGTTACCGAAGAGAAGGGCGGTCGTTCCATCGTTGTGCCACTGATGTACGGCACCAACGACACCGTTTCTTCGTACCAGGGATATGACCTCTTGGACGTTACACCGCAGGCAGGTATCACCGCTGCGGAGTACGACTGGAAGTACATCGCTGGCTCCGTCACCATCTCGGGTCAGGAAGAGTTCGAGAACTCCGGTGACAAAGAACGGATCTTCAACCTCCTAGAGGCGAAGATCAAGCAGCTCGAAATCAGCATGAAGTTGGAGCTGAATGAGCAGCTCTTCGCTGTCGGCACCGGCAACGGTGGCAAGGACCTCACCGGCTTGAACCTCGCGGTTCAGGACGGCACCACCTGGTCAACGTACGGCGGCATCGACAGTTCCGTCACCGCGAACTCGTGGTGGAGGAACCAGTGGGTAGACTTCGACGCCCTCAACACCGACTTCGACACCGCTTCCGGTTCGAGTTCGGTTCAGGGTATGGACGCAATGCGGGCCATGTTCAATGACTGCACCGTGTCCAACGAGAAGCCTTCCCTCATCGTGACCACGTCCGATCTGTACGAGCGGTACGAAGGTTACGTTGAAGGCACCAAGCTCCGCACACAGAACACGAAGATGGCCGACGCCGGTTTCCTGAACATCGAGTTCAAGGGCGTTCCGATTATCTTCGACGAGGATATGGACACCGATGAGATGTTGTTCCTCAACTCGGACTACCTCAAGTTCGTCATCGGTAAGGGCCGTAACTTCACGTCCACCCCGTTCGTGAAGCCTGAGAACCAGGACGCCAAGGTGTCCCATGTTCTCTTCACCGGCAACATCGTTACCTCCAAGCGCGACGTACACGGTCGGATCACCGACTTCGTAGACGTGGCCTAATCTGGACCTCAATCGGGTGGGGGTAAAATCCCCACCCATTTTTCAGGGAGACTATCATGGCCGGAACACGGAAAAACAAGATCACCATTTCGGAGGACACGCCCGAGAAAACATTCGTCGAGCGCGCTGTCCCCATCGACAAGTTCACCACACACCGTGAGCTGGTTGAGATTCTACCCACCACCTGCGACATCTGTGGTTACGATGTTGCTCGCTCCAACAAGCTCCCCCCCTACGAGACGATGGACGAGCTGGCACAGCTCAAGATTGGCGAAGTGCTGAAGGCGCACAAAGCGCAGCACCTCCCCAACGAGGTTGCCAAGATCATCAAGGAGAGCGACGTCCCCACAAGCTGGACCAAGAAACCCAAATTCTAAGGAGAACGTACCGTGGCAACGACAGTCAACGCGCTAGCCCAAGAGCTGGCGACCGAGTTCGGCGAAGAGTACACAGACCAGGACGTGGCGGATCTATACCGCTCCTGGGTCAAGGAGATCGTTCGCCGCGTGATAGGCAGTGGCCGGTGGTTCACTCAGAACACCACAGACGAGATCACTACCGTCGCCTCGACCTCTACGTACTCCCTCGCTGCAACCACGGGCGAAGTGAAGTCCGTCCGCATCCCCTCACTTGACCAGCCGGTCATCTACACCCCCGTCGAGCGCCTCATCGCCAAGGACAAGAACCTTGAGCTAGAGGACACCCCGACGAACTGGTGGATCGACTCGCTCGGTTCGAGTCAGGAGATCAAGATTCGCTTCTACCCCGTACCCGACGCAGCCCTGACCATCGAGCTGCACGTCTTGAAGCGCCCCGCAGAACTGGGCGACACCGACAACATCCCGCTGCCGATCGAGTATCTGGACATCGTTCGCGAGGGTGTGCGGTACAAGACCCGATACAACGAAAACAACTTGCAGGCGGCAGCCCTAGCTCTGCAAGAGTTCAAGGAAGGCATCATGCTACTGAACGCGAAGTTCGGTGGTCAGCCGCGAACCGGCTCCAACCTTCCCGTGAAGCGCAAGCTCAAGCAGGTACATCAATCACCAGCTACGAATGACGGAGGCTAAGAATGCCGACAGTCTCAGTGGAAGCTGAAAGGCTCTCGACCCAACTGGGTGAGGAGTACAGCGACCTCGACATCAAGACCACCTTCGACGAGTGGACGGGAGAGGTTCTCTCGAACATCCTGTCTGAAGAGTCGTGGGCGTTCGGCAATGTCCTCTCGTCCTTCGACACCTCGGCGAGTTCAGACAACTACACCATCGACGCGGGCATCGGGGAAGTCAAAGCCCTGTACCGCACCGACGTGGACCTCTGGCTCTCGTACGTTCCTCTCGAACAGCTCCGTGCGTCACAGCTCGACCACGACAGTGAGGCTCCCCCGCGCTACTGGACGATTTCCAGTATCTCGGGTAGCCAGTTTGTCGTGAAGCTGTGGCCTATCCCCGACGACGAGTATGAAGTCTACGTCTACGGAGCGGACGAGGTTGAGTGGGACACGATCGCTGCGTCTACCATCATCCCGCTTCCCAACCCCATGATCCCACTGCTGCGCACGGGCGTTCGCCAACTGTTCTACGAACACGCGGGGAACGACGCTGCCGCGGCAAGGGAAGCAATCAAGTACGAGCGGGCCTTGAACATGGCTCGTGGCCGTTACCTGCACGCGCGCGCAATGCGCCTGCACTTCGGCTACTCAGACATCCCCAACACCGACGATTCAATGGGTCGGCCTGTGATGCCCACCAGCATCCCGGTTGTGCCT